AATAAATTGCTGGCATCAGGTGGATTGATACGCCAAATAATTTGATTTGGACCATTACCCAACAAAGCCTTTGCAGTGACGACATTGATGGTCATGTCTCTGGCATCCACCACACTGCCTGGCAGTTCTAATGGTGGTTGAAATGCGTCACTGGTTTCACGCAGAGCCTGCACAGGTGAACCACTGTTATTACCATAACCAAACACCACTGCATTGGTGTTGTTTTCTATGTCAGCATTTACAAATCTAATCTGTTGTGTGCCTTCAGTGTCATCAGTATAGATCCAACGAAACACAAAATCAAAATTATCACTGGCGTTGTCTCCTGCGGGATAGGTTCGCACACCAAGATCCAAGAATGGAGTAAAAGTATAGGCCTGGCCTGGAAAATAACCACCATCCCATAGATATACACTGGTTTTGTAGCCAGTGGCTGAGGCTAATTTGTAATAAATCTTAACACCTTTAATCTGACTGGTAAAAGCACTGGCATTGATGTCTTGAGTTATAATAATTTCTAGTCCACGGTCTGATGTAGGCACGCCTGGACTTGCATAAGTTGGACGGGCTTGTATAAAATCAAACAATGTATCCTTGCGTGTAGGATCTGGAGTGGTGTTAGGAGGAGCCCAACCACCTTGCACAATTTCTTCAAAGTCTTCAGGATCTTCTGTGCTGACAGCACCACTGACATTTAATGAAAACTTTGTTATTACTGTGCTACTGTTACCGTTTTCGTATTTTACTCTAGCAATTACTTGATAAGGTGTGCGACCTTTTAACAAGTTAGAAAATTTGTGTGTGACTAATCTGCCAGTGCCAGATTTTGTAGTGCTGGTAGCAGTTTGATACACTGTTTCAGTTGAGATGTTTCTCTTGAACCAAAAATCTACGCCAGCATAACTTGGACTGTCAGGTTGTATCCAACTTATTGTAGCCGATACTGTGTTGTTTTCTACAACATAATCAGCACGATCTATCTGTATGTAATGATTGAATACTTCTACTACCGCTGGTGGTGGAGGTGGTGGAACAGTGACAGGATTAGTATTCTGTTCACCGTTCTGATCACCATTACCACCGCCTGTTGAACCAGTTGGGTCCGTTGCTCCCGGGGGGTCTAATGGGCTTGTAATTGGCACACCGCCAATGTAAGCAAAACTTGGTGGATAAAGACTTAGGTCAATATTTGTGTAAGGATATATGATGCTTTCGTAACGTGGAATAAATGGCGGCACAATAATGTCACGCTCACCAGCACGAGTATGTGGATAGATTGTATCTGGATTCAACACACACCCTAGATCATAGGTCATGTCATCATTGCCTTTGATGCTGATGATGCGCCAAGGAATTGCTTCTGGTCCGAGTTCAAAGTTCAATGTGTTGCCCTGGACTTGTATGTTATCACCAGGCTCTAGTTCCATGGCTTGACTGGTAACTTTGATGTTTAATGTTTCTTGATAGCGGCTTTTGAAGAACAACAAGCGAGCCATATCATAGGCCATGGCATAGTTTGTAATCGTAGGGAATGTTGTTGATCCTTTGTTTACACGACCACCATCTTGGACTTGATAACTTAATCGCTCTGCTTCAGTTACTGGATACACTACTGTGTTAGTTGCCCATTTATTCAATGGATCTACATAGGTAACTTCGTATTCACTGTAAACACTGTCTCTAGGCACACCGCCCCATGAAATATCACCTACAATGTTGTCACTGGTAAATGTCTGCGCCACAGTTGCGGCACCACTGGTAATATCATTGGGATTGCCAGCATCTTCTACTTTTAATTTGTAAGTGCCCTGCACATATGGCAAATAACTGCGACATCCCTGCAATATAGTTTTGACATTGCTCATCAATGTAGCACCAGTGTCCAAAACCATGTTTGTGGTCAAGATTGGACCCTTAACGCCATTGACATAGGTAACATCTGTGTTGTATTTGTCACGGGCCGTTTGAAAACTACTCCAATCAATTTCTGTGTTGCTGAGTCCTTTGCCATAGAAAGGATGACGCAGATAGTCCAGCAATATTTCTGCTGGGTTTGTTGAATAACGCTCACGGCCATCATTGACATCAGTATACCAATCACGACTTTGTGCAGTGCCGTCTATGGGCAGGACTCTGCGCCCTAGTAAATTAACTTTAATGCTAGGGATGCTGCCTGAGAATGGATTGTTGTTGGATTCGTCTTGTGTGGTGACCTGCAACCACTCATAGCGCACAAATAATGTGGCAAGTCCGTTGTAAGCATCTGTAGCACGCCATCCAGGTGCTTCTTTCATAAAAGCATATTCGCCTACTGGTGAACTGTCAGCATTGGCACCATATTGCTTGCCATACCAAAACTGCATCTTTACACGATTTTTATACTTGCCAGTGGTTAGATTAACTTCTTCGCCTCTGTTCAATGCACCTATGACTTCTGGGCTGGTAATGTCATTGTCATCAATGAACACACTGTGAACGCCTTCTACTGGGCCTTCACTTAACACATAAGCAACCCATAGGTATTTGTTTTTGTCTGCACCTGTGGTGGCAAATGTAATAACACCGCCTACTTGACGAAAGCCATAGACCACAGGTATGTTTTCTGAGCCACCACCACGCTTGGTTATGACAACACCTTCTTCACGAGCCGCATTGCCTCCACCATCATTGGGAACACCAAATGCTCCAAGGAATGGTTTTAACACAAAGTCCATGACCTTGTTGACTAACTTGTCTCCTGCTTTGGTCATGCCAAGGCCAAAGCCTATGGCAGCACCCATTGGGCCACCAACAAAGAAGCCTACTACGCCACCAATGATACCACTAAAGATTTTACCCATTGATCAATTCCTTGTTCATTAACAACATTGGAGTGAAACCCAAGTGTTCAAATAATGTTCGTGTTCTGTCTATGTCTATGCCTATGTCGCCACCAGTAATGCTGGTAGCCCCACGATGTCTGGCCCACTCTTCAAACTTTTTCATCAGCAGTCTAAAGTTGTCCATGTTTCTATGACTATCTAACAAAAAGATAAAGTCAATGTTGGCACTGAGTATTTCATGATTCCAAGGTTGAGGAATTAGTGTGCCAGCAATAAAGCCTACTATGCGTTGTCCATCATAGATGTTGAACCAACAATGTTCAGCACGACTGGCACGAGCCTTGATGGTCTTAATTACTGAATTCTCATCGTATTCCAGTTCTATGTGAGGTAAACTTTCAATGGCTCGATCTCTGTAATAGTTAAAACAGATTACAGTTGAATCAAACTCATTAACATACATTTCTCTTACAATCATAAACGGCCCCAGCGGTATTCAGAGTTGGCAACAATGCCAGCCTTTTCTAAACTTGTATCATACTTAACACCTTGCATGAGCCAGTTACTCTCGTTATTGGTTTTACGTCCTGCTGTTCTTTCAAAGTCAGCAAAGATACTGGAGCAGTCAATGCTCACTGTGGCAGTCCTTGCACTTTCTACAGCACTGAAATTATAGATCTGACCATCAAACACCATTATAGGTGAATTGATAATTTGCCCTGTGGTCTTAGAAAGGAATGCTTTCCATACCACAACACGACTGCCTTGTATGTAATTGTTCAACAACAATGTTGTGGCACCCGTATCTAATGCACTGAACACAATGGTAAATTTGCCGACCTTAACATCAATGTTTTCTTCAGTGGTGTTAAAGCCTATGAATTGACCTTGACTGGTGTAAGTGTTGACACCTGCTGTGGGTGCTGTGGGACTATCGTATTCAATGTCATAGCCACCATTGCAAGCATAAAATCCTGAGCCAGCAATGTGCAGTTCTACTAGGTCTACACTAAAGAAACTGTCACTGTAAAAAGCATCACGGGTAGTGGTTGGATATGTTTTCATTACCAGACTTCTCTAAAACTTACTTCAATATTGGTCATGCCACCGTTGGCCACTGTAAATTCATCTACATCTTGATCAAGTATAACTGTGAATGGCACTGCGTTGATTGTCAGCACTTCATCTACCACAACATTGGCTACAAGTTTAGCACTGAAATAAAGTGTTGCTTCGCCAGTGCTAGGATCACTAGTAACATCATCTGTGACCATGTAGACTTTACTGTGATTAGCAAACTTAAAAAAATCACCAGCCTTAAAAATAGCCTTGTTGTTGCCTAAACCTTTTAATGTTACACTGGCAGCGCCTTTACTGGCAGCAGTCTTAACTTTGGCATTGCCTACTGCTTGTGCAAAATCAGCGGCTTTGTTGTAACTGATCCTAGGCAACACAATTTGAAAACTTTCTACTTGACCATATTGCTTGGCCACAAAACTTGTCACAGCGGCTGCTTGCGTGGGTGTTAGACTGGCATACTTGCCAGCAAAACTGTAATAACTTACACCAAAGCCACTACGGCGTTTGCGTCCATTGACTGTTTCTGTTGTCTGCACTGGTGTGTTGATTTTAAAATCAACACTGGTAAATTCTGGGCTACTTGGATATGTTCCACTCATTTTATTATCCTCTTCTTCCTGATTCTAACATGGCATCGCTGATTACACTGCGGATCAATCCTCTGCGACTTAATAGTAAGTCATCAAAGCCAGCAGTGTCATTGGCCACAATGTTGAATGTAACATTAACTGGCCCACCTCCGCCACCTAAACTATCTAATCTATCTATTCTTCCAGTAGTCGATGGGGTAAAGATCTCTGGAGAAGTTTCTCCTACAATGTAACTCTGACCAGCCATAACTGGACCACCTAATTGACGTCCACTATAATTTTGACTGCGAATCTGTGCTACCTGTGCAAGACCCATGGTCACTGCGGCGCCTGCGGCAATTAGACTGAATGGGAATGGATAACTGGCCATGGCTTTTGTAGCCGCCATGTAGGTGTTCATGATAGCGTTGGCAATGTTAAATGCCTTGGCTGCTTCAAATGCTTTCCTATTCTGTGCGCCCAATGCCGAGAACATCTGACCTGCTTGCTCTAACGCAAACTGACTTTTTTCCATTTCAGATTTCATTTGGAATCTAGCAGATTCTTGTGCAATTTGCTTTTGTGTTTCATAGCCAAAGATACTGGCTTTTTGTGATTGCAATTCAAATTGCTTGGTGCGCTCAAACATCTCTTGGCGTGCCTGCATGATAGAACTATTGGCTTGAACTTCAGCACTGACTCTTGCAGTTTGATATTGTTGTTCAGAAATAAGTTGTTGATCCTTGAGAACCTGCAGACCTTCTAACAATGTAGCATTTTGTGTTTCGGCTGCTCTAATTGGATCTAGTTGACCTAATTGTCCAGCGGCTGCGGCACCTGCGGCTAATCCACCTAGTGGTTGGTTTACACCTTCTACAGCAGATTTAATTTGTTTTAGAAGATCAAGACGCTTTCTGTTTTGTTCAGTGATTGCAATTTCTTTAGATAAGTCATCACTGATTCGATAACCTAAAGTTTGTTGAACACTTAGTATTTGTTGTTTAATATCAAGTTCAACACTGCTATTGGTCAACATGTTCTGCTGAAAGTCATTCAGTAAATTCTGTGCATTAACATTGTCTCTCTTAATTTTTACAGTATCTTGTTGAACTCTTAATTCAACTTCAGCACGAGCAAGGGCTATCTGACTCTTTTCAGAAAGTGTAGTTCCATACTGAACTCTTAATCTATCGAAGATTAAAAGTCCTTGTGCCGCGCGACTATCTTTTTCTTTTAATGCTAGTTTCTGCGCTTCAATAGAAATTAAATCACTTTGTGCTTGGAACACTGCTTCTGCATTTTGTCTTTGTGCAATGGCAGCACGAATATCTGCGGCTGCTCGTGTATTCTTAATTTTATCGTAGGTTACTTTTTGTTCTCTAGCAAAATCAGCAACTGCTTTTTCTTGCTCTGCTCGTTGTTTGCCCAGACCAATCATAGAACTCATCAAACGAGTCTGTTCTGTGAATGTGGCTGCACTTTCTCTTAAAGCCTTTTGATCAATGATAGGACCAGCATACTGTAATGCCTTAATATTTTTACCTGCCTTGTCGGCTTCTTCTTTAAGTCTGTTTGCTTCGTCTGCTTGCTTCTTTAGAGCATCATTCTTTTCTAGGTCAGCAAATAATTTGTCAGCGGCTAGATAAGCGGCTGTTGCTCCAGCGGCAGCGGCTATGGCACTTAGACCACCTGTGGCCAATGCTTGTGCTACTGCGGCAGTAGTTCCTATAGTTCGAATGGCAATGGCCATTTGTGCCAAGCCTGAAATTATGGCTACAAGTCTAGCGGCAGCAAATGCACCAATTAATCCTGCGGCCAGGGGAATTACAATGTTTAGGTTATCACCTATAAATCCAATGCCTTTGGCTATCTTATCAAAAGTGCCTGTGGCATTTTCAAACTTGTTCATTAAGTCAATGAAATTGGCCTTGACACTGTTTAAACTTTGACCCACAGTCTTTTGCATGCCACCAAATGTAGGATTGACTGTGTCTCCTAATTGTTTTAATGCGGCAGCAAGGTCATTAGAACCAACCCTACCTGCTTGAACATCTTTTAGGAACTGTTGACTTGTTTTACCAAATTGTTTTGCAATTAACTCTAATGTGCCTGCACTGGATTCTTGAAGTTGTTTCATGTCTTCAAACACCACAGTGCCTCTACCTAGGGCTTGTCCAAATTGATAGATTGCACTTGTAGCCGCAGGACCCACAGTTCCTGTAACAGCCAATGCCTTGGTAAAGTTTTCTGTAATTAATGCGGCGTCTTTAACACTAAGACCCATCTGATTACCTGCCAAGGAAACTTTTTGGAATAAGTCTCCTACAGCACTGACTTCCATGCCAGTTAATTTAGAAATTCTAATTACATCAGCAAATGCAATGCCAGCATCAGCACTGCTATTGGTCACAGTTCGCATCTTATTGCTTAAAACTGTGGCCGCATCAGCAATGCTGACAAATTGAGCAGCCAGAGCAGTAGCGGCACCTATGGTTACTAAATTTCTTAAAGAACTTTGTAAATTACCTAGGGCACGTTCAGCATCTTTGGTGTCTGCCGTGACTCTAATTGTTGTTGTTTCTACAGCCACTTATCTGCTCCTTTTGTTCATCATTTTCTTGGTCTCTTCACTTTCATATTTGTAAAAAGCGGCCCAACCAAGAAACTCTGCTTCTGACATTTCCATTATTTCAGTTATCCGCAGACCCAAATCTTTGCCCAGTCTATACATGAACATAAGATCAGGATCTGCTCTTAGTTTTTTTCTACTTCATCCATGGTTAGTGGAACACTGTTAATTTCAGCAGCCACACGAATAATGATTCCAGGATCTACTTCGTTCATGAAAATCATTTTGTCTGGCATTGTAAACATCTTTGTGCCATCTTCGTTGCGGGCTTTAACAATAATACTTTCCACCAATGCTTCAACACTCTTACCTTGTTGGCTAAGTTCAAGAATCTTGCTTTCTTCACGCAGAGTTGCAGAATTCTTGACCCAGATAGTGCATTCCCACTCAGGAACTTCTATCTTACGCATTTCTCCACCAATTTTGTTACGGAAGTGTGCTGTTGCTTTATCTAATACTTTTGACATTTAATTTTTCCTTTTGATTGAATCTAAACTTGGTCCTACCATACCCTTGGGTGCTTGCCTACTGCCTCGCATACCACGATGGGTCATATGTCGTCCCTTATCCAGAATACCGATATAAGGAACTTGGTTGGTAATTTCAAAACCCTGTTGTGTGTTTTGATTTCTCCAACCCGCTTTTGCTGTGCCAGTGTCCACAGGAGTTCGCTGTTTAATCTCCCTGGCCAATGACTGTCCTAGTCTTTGGACTTCGCTCCTTATTCGTGCTGACAATCTTTTTTGAAGACCGCCAGCATCAACCAACTGTAATTTAAACATTAGACATTGCCAGTGGTTGTAAACGCCACACCAACATCGCTACCATCACCAGAACCCTGGAATGATAAACTACCTTCAACCATACCATCCATAGAACTGTTTACTGTGTAACCAGTTAGAATGCAATTGCCACTGAATGCAATGTCATTGGTAGCATCTGCTTTCAAATAAGCAACTACTGCCACAGTGGCATCGCCTACATCACCAGTAGTTGGATTAAATGTAGTTTCTGCCGCATCAAAACCGTCAGTAGCAGTATCTGGATCAAAGTAGAAATCTGCTGAACCACTGAATGTGCTTAGACCCGCAACATAACTGCGAACATCTTTACCCATTGTAGTAGTTTCAATGGTATCTCTTGTAATTTCAACAGTAAAGTTTCTTAATGCAAGAACATTTTTACCGTTTACTTTTAAAGCACCATCATTACCTGTTAATATCGCCATGTTGTTCTCCTATTAAGCAGTATACGCTACACCAACATCACTGCCGTCACCAGAACCTTGGAAACTGATACTTGCTTCTACCATGCCGTCCATTGAACTGTTTACTGTAAATCCAGTGATGATTACTTCGCCAGCAAATTTCTTGCTAGTAGTATCAAGGTATAATTCTATTGTGATTGGTGCATCGCCTACTGATCCTAAATTAGGATTTAATGCGGCAATAACACTAGCGCCGCCAGTGTAGTTGGCATCATCAAAATAGATATCTGCTGATCCACTAAAAGCACTTAATCCTGCTACATATGAACGCACATCTTTGCCCATTGTAGTAGTTTCAATAGTGTCTCTTGTAATTTCTAAAGTGAAATTACGCACTGCGGCAACTGTGGTTGCCGTGCCTGAGGAGTTGTCAATCTTGAGAACTCCGTTGTTTCCTGTTAGTATGGCCATTATTCGTCTCCTTTATTAATATTGGCTTCTTCTACGGCTGTTACGGTCGCCTTAGACTTCACCGGGGGCTTGAGACGAATAACCTCTTCTCCAGCCTGTTCTTTTGATGTGGCCCAGCCAGCATCTTTATATTGTTCAAGATCTTTATCTTGAATAGATCTTGTAATCCCATTCTTAAAAACTGTTTTCATGTTGATGCCCTCAAATAATTGTATCTTACTTCTAGTTCTATCAGCATTTCAGCCAAGGGTGGCATGCGATCAATAATTTCTATTGTAGTGATCTGGCTGTCTAACACACCTTGATTGTAAAGACCTAAATAACGATCTTTTTCTAACTGTTCTTCTAATGCTTCTAATAATAGATTGCGTTTGCTGTCTAATTCATTGCCACGCACATAGGCACGGATTTCAAAACGCAATGTGCCCATACGATGACCTACACCTGGCACACCCATGGTGACAGATTCGCGTATTTCTTCACGCATGGTAACCAGCACTGCGGGGAATTGTGTGATGGC